GAACGGGCCCCGAACCGATTATTGGTACAACGCCTGTCCTTACCCTATATCAATCTTGACCACCCAAACAGTGATTGAGTCCCCATATTTCAAAAACCTATACATCTGCCGATGGTTATTTCCTTTACTACAAACACTCATGTTTGCAAAGACGGACATCCCTGCAACCGTTTCAGCTAGAGAGATTCCGCGAGTTCGATAACCCGTGTAGGGGGCGGCCCTCAGGGAGGACCCGTGAAATCTGCACCCTACCCGGCCTGCCCGGCTCATGCCTTCGGCTCGGCCTCGCCCAGATCCAGCCGCTTGGCCACCCAGCGCTCGTACAAGCCGATGGCAACATCGGCGCCGGCCATCGCGGTCAGGCAACCCAGGGCGCCCGCTGTCCAGATCGACAGGCCCGCGCCGAACAGCAACATCATCGCTGACACGCCGCAGACGATGCAGGCACCGGACCGAAGTGCGAGGCGGCGCAGTAATGCCCAGCCTCGTGCCCCGTCCTTGTCAGCGCGCCACATCTCGCCAGACAGACCGCCAACCAATGACAGGGCAATCACCAACCAGATCGGCATCTCTGCCAGCGCCTGTTGCTCGTTCGTCATTGCCCTGCCCCTTAAACAAAAAGACCCGGCGCAATGGCCGGGTCAGGTGGTGGGTGGCCTGCCGCGCTTGGCGGTCGCACCCATCGAAGATGGCCCCTTTTTACAGGTCGATTCTGGTGGCAGCAAGACCGTTTTAATGCCATCCGGTGAATGTGTGGCTTACGCCCGGTGAACGGCTGGCGAATGTCGGTGAATAACTCAACCCGGCTGGCTTTTGCTTCTGTTGTTTCGGTGGCGTCCCATGCGTCCCACCTCTCCAAAACAAGGTGGGACGTCTGAAAGCCCCGCAGATTGGGGCTTTGCCCCACCGTCCTACTTTTCTTTCTCTTTTCTCGTGTATAGAGAGAAATTTAAAAGCACGCGTGCGCGTAAACGCGCGTACCTGTACCCGCTACGCACACATGGGCGGGAGGCCTGAAAAAGGTGGGACGGTGGGACAGAACAACAACGACGCGGCCTGCGCCCGTCCCACCACTGCAAAAAGCGGTGGGACGGAGGCAGGCCGGTAGGACGGCGTGAGACGGAGGGATGCCCACGATCAAGCCGCTTCCCCCATGAGGAAGTGCTCGACCACGATGTGAGCGTCATGCGGGCGCTGGTAGTAGAGATTACGGGTGCAGCCACTCTGAGCCAGACGCGCAGTCAAAGGCGCATCAGGCTGAAAGTAATGCACCCGGACCACCGTCATCAGCTCGGGATCAAGGCGTTTCTTGACGATGCGCTCGATGTCCAGTGAGGCTTCCAGCGGCACCCTGCTCCCGCGCCTTCCGCGCACAAGCTGGCCACCGCTTTCCATCATCATCGCGACCATGTTGCCGCCCGAGTAACCGGCGGCGACCTCGTCGCTGTGCAGCTCCTGCGCCCATTGCTTGAGGGCCATATCGATTGCCTTAATCATCGAAGCACGGCTCCTCGAACTCAGGTTGTTCCAGCGCAGGCGCCCTGCCCCAACCCTCAGGTTTCTTGTACGCCCAAGGCCGCTGGCCGCTCTTGCTCAAGGCACCCAAACGGAAACGTCGCCAGCCCAGTCGATGCAGAATCGCACCCACACGCATCTGCTCGGGTTTGCCCCAATGACCGGGATCGAGCTTGAGCGCCTGACTCATCACTTCACTGCCGGTGGTGGTCTCGCCGATCTGCGACTCTTCGAGCCAGGTCAGGATTGGCGTTTCCCATTCGTCCACCACAAAGCGTTCGTCCTGTTCCTCGCTGAACATCGGCGCTTCCTCTCGCGTCACCCACCAGAGGTCGCCGGCCTCGAAGCAGAACACCGCTTCGGCCCACAGCTGGTCGCGGATCTCACGCAGCAACGGCACGTCGACCTTGGTACAGGCCACCGGCCAATACCGGCGGTTGCCGGTGGCATCCTTGAGGTACTCGTCCTGGTTGGTGGTGCCGACGAAGACACACTGGCGTGGCACGTCCAGGGTTCTGCGACCATAGCTTTCGCGGTAGGTGTCTGTGGACGCCGAGAAGAATTGCTTGGCCTTGGTGCTCTCGGCCTTGTTGAAGCTGTCCAGCTCGCCGAGCTCCACGATCCACTTACCGCGAATCGCCTGGAAGCCGTCCTTGTCGCCGAGGGCAAACGGGGTGTCCATGAACCACTCGCCGCCAAGCACGCTCATGGCGGTCGACTTACCGGCGCCTTGTACGCCTTCGAGGATCATCACCGAGTCGGCCTTGCAGCCCGGCTTCATCACCCGCGCGACGGCGGAGATCATCCAGCGCTTGCCGACTTTGGAGGTGTAATCCGTTGCCTTCACGCCCATGACATCGGTCAACCAACGCTCCAGACGCGGCACACGATCCCATTCCAGCTTTTTCAGGTACTCACGCACCGGGTGAAAGGCGTGGTCGTGAGCCACCACGCTGACCGCCTCGATCACGTGCGAGGACTTCACGCGCAAGTTGTACTGCTGTGCGAGCCACTTCATCACGCGCACGTCATCGATGTCGGCCCACTCGCCGGTACCGCCGCCATAGGGCGCCGCACGCAGCTTGACGATCTTCGAGCTGAAGGCGCAGTAGCTGATCACCCCGGCCCAGCGTTCATCGTTAGCCAGGATCAGTTCGACGTTCTGCATGTGCGCGATCAAGGCGCCGCTTTCACTGCGAGCGAGCTGATCTTTCCAGCCACCGGCAGCCGGTGGACGGACCACCGCGAGCACTTGGCGGCGAACCGCGTCGAGGCCTTCGGCGACGTGCAGGTCGTTGAAGTCGGTCCACTTGTCGTGGCGCTCGACCGAGAAGATCGGCGCGACCACTTGGGCACCGACGATTAGCGCGGCGTTGCTCGCCTTCTCCTCGCCCGGGTTCCACGCATCGCCGTTGGGCTTGGTGGTCTTCCAGTCATCATCGCGGCAGATGATCAGCGGGCAGCCGGCAAAGCGCTCACGCATGACCTTGCACACGGCCAACAGGTTGCCCGCATCGAAGGCCACGGCTACGGCGAGCGAGGTCGCCATGTGCAGGCTGGCGCCGGTGGCGTAACCCTCACACACCAGCACCGGTTCGCCCGGTACCGGGTGCGGACCGAGCAGGTGAAAGGTGCCCTCCTTCGCCATGCCGTAAGGCCAGTAGGATTTGTCGCGGCCGGTGTCTTCCTGTTTGTTCGGAAAGATCACCTGCAGGCCCATGATCTGATCACGGGTGTTCTTCATTGGGATCAGCACGGCACCAGTGCGCGGCGCGTAACGCACGTTGATGCCAACGATCTGTTTGCGGTCCAGGTAATCGCTGCGCCCGGTGGTCGGCATGCGCTCGAACAAACCCTGCGCCCTTTTCGCGGCCCGCCGCGCAGCGTTACTCGCGATTTCGGCGGCGCGGCGCTTGGCTTCTTCCTGACGTGCGCGCATCACTTCGCGTTCTTCCGGAGACATGCGGCCGGCCTTGACCTTGATCTTCTGCGTCTCGCCCGAACGCCAGTCACCGAAAGCGCCGAAGATCAGCGTGTCGCCCTTCTCCGTGCGCTGCTCGTGGACCACGTACCAGCCGTTCTTTTCCTTGCCCTTGTCCTGCGATGTCTTGCAGCGGGTCAGCTTGCCGAACACCAGCGGCTGAGCTGGCTCCAGACCGTAATCGGCGAATTGGCCCAATACCTCATCGAGCATGCTGAATCCCCCGCTCAGAGAGAGACTGGCAACTGATGCACTGCGAGCAGCCCGGCTGGGCCAGACGACGAGCTTCCGGAATCGGATCGTCACAGGCTTCACAGAACAGCAAGGAATGAGCAGCGCTTTCGGCCTTGGCAGCGCTGCGCGCGGCCATGGCCTGATCGATACGTTCCTGCACCAGATCGTTGGCGAAATCGGCGATGTCAGCCACGGTCAGCACCTCGCGTCGTCTGGTTGACGTAGGTGGCGCGGTTGAACAAACCCAGCAGCCCCTGAATGCCCCGGAACACCTGCAGACGAATAGCCGCGAGTTCCTGATCAGTCACCACACCGTCGCCGATGCTCTTGGCCCAGGTCTCGGCCAGATCAGCAACCTGGCGGAAGTATTCGGCGATACCCGTGGTGAGGGTCTCGGGCATGTCGTTGGTGTAGGTGTCGGCTAGCTCCTGCCAGATCGTGTCGCCGACCAGCGCATGCACCGCATCCAGAATGCGGCGATCTTTGGTCAGTTCGAGGATCTCGCCAAACTCCTGAATGTTGATGGAGTGGCTCGGATGGGTCGGCGACAGTTTGTGCTGCAGCGTGGTCGGGTTACGACCGGTCGTGGCAGCGATGGCAGCAGCGCCGCCCGGGTAATCGCGAGCGGCGTGGTACAGCGCTAAATCGAGCGGCAGGATTTCCCGCTGCGCCCGTTCCAGAGAACTAAGAGCAATTCGGCTCATGGCATTAATCCTAAAAGTTGCCAGTGCCGCGCGACAGAAGTTGGTGATACATTTGCCGCGTGGTCTGGAGAGGCCCAAAGCCGGCTAGGTTCGTAAGACCAACACCGGCACC